AGAAAGTGTGGCCGTCAAGACCGAAGGCGCCATGGGGGGTTCAGCTGAACGAATGCGTCGTTGCCGGGCGCGACGTCGGGCCGGCTTTCGCTGTTTTACGGTCGAACTTCACCGCAGCGAGATAGACACACTCGTTCGCCGCGGGCTCCTCCGGGCAGATGAACGTGACGACGAAGGCGCCGTGGTCGATGCGCTTTCGCAATATATCGAGCAAACGCTCGGGTCGCCATTGTGAGCGACAACGCCAAGTTGCCGTGACCCATAATGGGGGCAGCGCCAGAGCGATTCGAATTCCCAATTTTTGGCATACAGCGTTGTCCAAAACCGTCCACGTGTATATTGTACTTTAGCCAACGGAATCTCTGCTAGGCGTGCATTTCGATGACCGTTTGGCCCATGTATGGGAGCTCCCCGGCCTCGATATCGAGGGAATCCCGAAATACGGTTCGTCGCCGGTCTGAGAGGATCTTGAAGTGAGGCAGTTCACCGGGATGTTGCTGGCATTGATGTGCGTGGCAACATGCTCTGGCTGCAAAACGTCGCCCGAATTGGTGCTAACCATCACGCCCTCGTCGGTCACGATCCCGGACGAATCCAAGCGAGGAAGGCCTTTAGCCACTGTCTCGGCTCGCTGGAGCGACGGGGTGCAGTATACCGGTGAATTGGGACTAACGAAAAACCCAGGCGGGATCTGTCAATTGTCTGGTATGGAATTGCAATTGGGCCGCGACACGACGAAGGCTGACGATGGTACGGTCCCGGTATGTACCGTAACGGCTTTCGATTTAGCGAGGCGCGGCGAAGAGTAGGCTTTCGAGGCGATCGGGATGGGACGTGCGTGCCATCTACAGTGAACCCAGGTAATGGTGCCCGTCACTGGCGCCGTGGCGATGCCCGCCGACTTACCTCAGTCCTGCAGAAGCCGTCAAAGCGTCGCGCATCCATCTTCGTGTGCCGGGTCGTGTTGCCGATCTGCCGGTGGCGAGACTTGCCGCGAGGGTGCGGGTATCGACACCATCGTTGACCAGCTCGAGGCCGCACGCATGGCGCAATAGGTGCGGGTGAACGTCGCCCAAGCCGGGCGGCGGCCCGGCTGAGCGTCTTGAAGAACCGTTTGCGGTGAACGGCGCGCCCCGTTCCGAAGCAAACGCACGGCGCAACCCGGCCGGTTGCTCTCGGCGGATCTCGCGCAGCGCCCGAATTTCGACGCCGCTGAGCAGAAAACCGTTAGCGCAACTGATGATGACCGACGCGCAACGCGATGTGATAGGGCACACCCGCAGAGCGGGTCGTACGATTGAGCCGCATCGTCCTGTCGTCGACTTTCGATGGCTCGATGAGCCCTAGGCAGCGGTGGCATCGTCGCCCGTCTCTCCTCCGCGACATCCGCGAGATCGAGCGGCACCAGGCAGCGAACAAGTTATACATGGATGAGGGGGTGCGGTTTGTCGAACTCGCACGGAACGCGCGGTGCCTCTTCGAAAGGCAAGAACCCCGAGAAAAGCAGCGGCTCCTCAATTTCGTGGTTTCGAACTGCTCATGGAAGAGCGGTGAGCGGGCCGCCACGCTTCGTCAACCTTTTGATCTGTTGCCGAAACGATGCTTGCGGTTGAAAAGAGAAAGGCCGCCGGCGGTGTCGCCAACGGCCTTTCTCAGATTTGGCTCCCCGGGCCGGACTCGAACCAGCGACCAAGCGGTTAACAGCCGCTCCCCGCAGTGCGATTTGAAGCGATGAGGCGCGACAGAAAATCGTCCACACACCGCGCAAATCCTTGACCTTAAGTCTATTTTTATGCGATATCATCCATCATGAGGCGACATGGTGAGGCGCGATGGTCTGTTGTCCCGATGTTGTCCCGACTTGGAGCAGGCGGTGTCGAAGCAAATTCTGACCGATCGGTTTATAAAATCGCGAAAACAAGCGCCCTTGGGAAAGCGGGTTCTCTATCCTGATGGCATCGTTCCTGGGATGGCTCTGCGGGTCACCGACCGCGGACACAAGAGCTTCGTGCTCGTCACACGGTATCCTCTGCAGCCGAAACACCCCACTCCGCGAGCTCTGGGCGAGTACGGCGCGATAACGCTCGATCAGGCTCGGCAGAAGGCTCGAGGATGGCTCGAGATGATCGGGAAGGGGATCGATCCCAAAGTCGACGAGGAGCGACAGAAAGCGGCCGCGCTCCGGCGGCAGGCCAACACCTTCGCTGCAGTCGCTGCTGATTTTCTTGATCGCCATGCCAGTAAGCTCGCCAAAAAGGAAGAGGCCGAGCGCATCATCAAGGCGGAGTTCGTGAAGCGGTGGGCCGCTCGCCCAGTCACCGACATTGCGCCGCAGGAAGTTTCCGCGGCGATCCGAGCAATCGTCGACCGTGGCGCCCCCTATCAGGCCCACAACGCCTTCGGGTACCTGCGCGGGCTCTTCAATTGGGCGATCGGAACCGGCGAATACGGCCTTGACGCCTCCCCCGTCGAGCGGTTGCAGCCGGCGAAGCTGATCGGCAACCGCGAGGTCCGCGCCCGGGTCCTGACCGATGCCGAGCTCCGGGCGGTTTGGCAGGCCGCTGCTGAAATGGGTTATCCCTACGGTCCGGTTTTCCGGCTGCTCATCTTGACCGGGCAGCGCGAGCGGGAAGTTTCCGAAATATCATGGTCGGAAATCGACCTTGGCAAACGGCTTTGGACTATCCCCTTGGAACGGATGAAGGGCGGGGCCGCGCATGAGGTTCCGCTGTTGCCGGCGGCCCTCGGCCTGCTTGACGGGCTGCCACGGTGGCGGGGAGGCGATTTCGTCTTTTCGACCACTGCGGGCGCCAAGCCGATCAATGGCTTCTCGAAGGCTAAGGCGCGAATCGACAGGCTCAGCGGGGTAGCGGATTGGAAGATTCACGATCTGCGCCGAACCATGCGGACGCACTTGTCGGCGTTGCCAGTGCAAGACCTTGTTCGTGAGCTCGTTATCGCGCACGCGAAACCGGGATTGCACAAGGTTTACGACCGGCACGCATATCAGGATGAAAAGCGTCATTGCCTCGAGCTGTGGGAGTCGCGGCTATTGTCGATTGTCGAGCCGCCACCCAGCAGCATCACGAACTTATCCGAAGCGCGCCTACAGCGACGAACCGAGATATAAATCCCAATCGCGGCGGGTAGGGTCTGCAGCCCGACGCCCGGTTCCTCACCGGGTCCCGCCGCGAAACTCTTCGAGGAGCGCCTGAGGAGGCGCGGTAAAGAATGGAGTACATTCCTCCCGGCTATATCGGGGTTCTACAGAAGATTGACGAAATTGGCCGGGCGCAACACGGGGCGGCTTGGCGCGGGGACAAGATTCCAGAGCTACGCGCCACATTTCCGCCCGAGGTCAGCAGGACGCCAGCGCCGATCGAGCCGCTGAGCGGCACCGGCATTTCAATGGCGACCGGAGGAGGATTGGCGCCCGAGCTTCAGAGTCATGTCACCCCTGGACAATTGGCGCGTTATGCGCAACAGCGGCAAGCGGTACAGCAACAGATCGCTGAGTCGTCGAGCCAGCGTGACGAGGCAATCGGCGAATTAAAGAGGCGCATTTGGCTGCGTGAGGAGGTTGCCTACGAGCACTTGCCTGACGGCAGTTTGTCGGTGCTACCGAAGCACTGGGGTTACAGCGAGGCAGCCGACCGCGTGTTCCTCATCGGTGTCACGGAGAGCGGGCACCCAGTGCTGATCGCGGAGAAGGTAGCCTCCGAAAACATCGGCAATATGTCGAGGTCAGACGAAATCCGGCCTGATAGGGCGGCCGCCCAGGGGCCGGGCGTATCCATTGGCGACGATGGACCGCTTGCGGCGCTGGATGGCAAGGAGGCGGCCAACACCATCGATGCACAACCCGCGCCGGATCAGAGTGAAGAACCGCCCTTGCGCGGTAAAGCGCTCACGACAGCGCTCGATGAATGGGTTCAACACGAATGGGGACCCGACTTCAGCAGGCTCCCGGGCAGAGATGATCTATTAGTGGCGGCTCGCTTCAAATTCCGAGGCAGTCGCATCAACAGAGATCACGTTGCGGTATTGCGAAAGAAGTACGCGACCTCGGAGGCCAAGCGCGGCGGCGCTCCGACCCACACAAGATAATCACATTTACAGGCAGAAAAGCGTACCTGGCAAAATAATACCGGTCCAAGGTACTTGGCAAACTTTGTTTGGTTGACAGGTACCGGACACGTAGAAGCGTCGAGTAGTCGGCGTTAAATCTCGTGATGCATCGCGGGACCACCGTGGCACAGCATGCGAGGTTTTTTCGAAATGAAGCTGATCACATTCGACCAGCTCGGGCCGCTTAAGGGAATTCGCTATAGCCGTGATCATCTTCGGCGAAAGTGTAAGGCCGGTGAGTTTCCTAAACCTGTTCAGGTAAGCGACAGCAGAATCGCCTGGGTCGATCAAGAAATAGATGAATTCATAGCCGAGCGTCTGGCGGAACGCGATGCAGGTCCGGCGGTGCCGCCGCCGTTGAGCGAGCCCGCCCCGGCCTACAGGTCCGCCCCTGGGGCGGTAACCGGTATGTCTCATGAAAAATCCCCGCCGAATTCAGTCGATCAGTCTGCAACGTAATTTGGATCGACAGTCGTACCGCTGTGAAGCGGCGCCATCCCACCGAAGGAGCCACAAAATGATCCAATCGGCATAAAAAGAGCCCGCCAAATCAGTGACTTGGCGGGCTTATTCGTGCGCTCGGCGCCGCAAACGCCGAGACAAAGACTTCAGACAACGATCAGCAGCAACACCCCACGGCGGCAGGCACCGCAGAAAGGCTTCCCCACAAATGCCCTCCCCATCCAGGCTTGTCAAGCTTGGCGCGCGCCGAGCGCCAGCGCTCAATCTAACAAAGGAGATCGGGGGGTCAAATCGTCAGCGCCGCCGACAGCGTCTGATTGACGAGGCGGTTCGGAAGCACGGCGTTCTCGGTATCGGCGCCCTATTGCGGGCTTTGGAAAATGAATGCGGTGATCTCGGTATCGATCATCGCCTCGAATGCCTCGTCGACGCTGACGAACGGGCGATCTGCCTTTTCGAGATGTCGCGATGAGTCGCGAGATTGCCGCTATGGACCCCGCTGACGTCCTTGCCGATCTTCGATTTTCGCGGGATGTCGAAGCGCTCCATAAGCTGGGTGCTAGGGTTGTTTATGAATTCCTCGTCGAGCTTGGCTGCGAGCGCATGATTCGCACCGATCTCGAACAGCGTGCCCGGCGATGGGCGCGGCTCGACTGTAGGACGCTACATGCCGGCGGCGGCGATCGATTTCCACACGCTCCGCTGCACCTCGTCCGCAGTGGGACATGACGGCCCGCGCACCCCAGCTGCACGCCTATCAGGCGGCCGTCCTATCACGAATTGAGGATGTCGTCGCCAGTGGAACTCGTCGAGTTCTACTTGTGGCGCCGACCGGCTCCGGCAAAACGGTAATCGCGGCGGCGATCATAAGCAATGCCGCGAACGAGGGCCTGCGTGTGCTGTTCCTCGATCACCGGCGCGAACTGACAGGCCAGGCGTCACGTAAGCTGCACAGTTTCGCCGTGGATCATGGGATTGTCCAAGCAGGGTTTCCTGCACGCCCCGGTGAACGGGTTCAGGTGGCGTCGATTCAGACCCTGCACGCTCGCGCAGTGCGATCCCGTTCGATGGAGCTGCCGCCCGCCGACCTCGTTGTGGTGGACGAAGCTCATCACTCCCGAGCCGCAACATACCAACGTCTGCTCGCTGCCTATCCGAATGCTGTCATTCTCGGTCTCACCGCGACGCCATGCCGAAGCGATGGCCGAGGCCTCGGCAACGTTTTCGAGGCGATGATCGAATGTCCGTCGGTCGCTGATCTTATAGCCGGTGAATTCCTCGTAGGGACGAAGGTTTTTGCGCCAACGAGGCCAGATCTGACTGGCGTTCACGTGAGGCGCGGCGATTACATCGAGAGCGAGCTGGCCGCCCGGATGAACACGGCAAAGCTGGTCGGCGATATTGTCGAGCACTGGTGTAGGTTAGGCGAGCGCCGCCCAACAGTGGCGTTCGCAGTAGATGTGGCGCATTCCGTCCACCTTCGTAATGAGTTCCGTCGCGCCAGCGTGCTGGCAGAGCACCTCGACGGTTCGACCCCGCTCGAAGAGCGCGACCGTATCCTGGCGCAGTTGGCTAATGGCGCAATCGAAGTCGTAACGAACTGCATGGTGCTGACCGAAGGTTGGGACCAACCGAGTGTCTCGTGCCTTGTCCTGGCGCGTCCGACTAAGAGTTTGGGGTTGTACCGGCAGATGGTCGGCCGGTGCCTGCGGCCCGCGCCTGGAAAAACAGAAGCCTTAATTCTCGATCATTCCGGTGCAACTTTCGAGCACGGGTTTGCCGAGGATCCGATCGAGTGGACCCTCTACGAGGACGGTCGCGCCGAGAATAGCAGGCACAAAGCTCGCGGGACTTCGCATAAGCCGAGTCTAACAACCTGCCCGGAATGCTCGGCAGTTCGGTTCGAGGGGAAGCCGTGTCCCGTTTGCAAGTGGCGGCCATCGCCGAAGGCCAAGCCGATCGAGGTTGCGGACGGAGAATTGGGGTGGCTTACACGCAATCGCCGCACCAACAGGAACGCCTCTTCGCAGGAAGAGCGATTGCGGTTCCAACGGGAACTGACATGGATAGCTCACGACCGCAGCTATGCGTCTGGCTGGGTGGGGCATAAGTACAGAGAAAAGTTCGGCGATTGGCCAGCACGGCGAGACGTCGCCCCAGCGCCGCCCAGCATGGCCACGCTCTCATGGGTTCGATCCCGGCAAATCGCCTATGCGAAGTCACGGTCGTCCCCATGAGCCCCGACACGATCGCGCGCGCGCAGCACCGCTGGCGGGAAATTCTGCCACAGCTCGGGATTGACACGCGGTTCTTGCAGAACAAGCACGGACCATGTCCGCTCTGCGGCGGCAAAGACCGTTACAGGTTCGATGATCGAGACGGCTCGGGGTCGTACTACTGCAATCAATGCGGCCCAGGCCCCGGCTTGCTACTGGTTCGCAAGCTGCGGGGCTGGGACCACAAGACGGCATGTGGCGAGATCGACAAGATCATCGGCGCCGAGCGATCACCTGATCTGCCGCAACGAAAGGAGGAGAGCGGCAAGGCCGCTCGATTAGAGGCAATACGGCGGATTCTGGCCGGCGCTAAACGATCTGACGTGATTGAAACGTATCTCCGCAAGCGTGGCTTAGATGTCACTTCGACGGCACTGAGGGGCGATGCGCGATGCCCCTATTACGATGAGGGCAGGCGCGGGCTGATGGGTCATTTTCCAGCACTCATCGCGCCGATCCTCGGGCCTGACGGCAGTTTGCAAAGCGCGATCCGGATCTACGACAGTAACGTCGAACCCCGAAAAAAGGTGCTGCCCCCGGTAGACACGATCAGTGGGGGCGCGGTTCGTCTGCACGATCCGACAGACGCGCTTGGTGTAGCGGAAGGCGTCGAGACCGCGTTGGCGGCTCACCAGCTTTTCGGCGTGCCGGTTTGGTCAGCGCTATCCGAAGGCGGCATTAAAGCATTCCAGCCGCCAGGCGGACTGCGGCGGCTTCATATCTTTGCCGACAATGACGCGAATTATGTCGGGCAGGAAGCAGCTTTTGCCCTGGCGCGTCGTCTCAGTCGCGGCGGGCTTGCCGTAGAAGTACACGTGCCTCCCAGAATCGGAGCCGACTGGCTTGACGTGCTGAACGAGTCGTTGAGGTGAGAGTGGAGAAGCCCGGCGGCGAATGGAACGCAGCGCGGCCGCCCGCGGGAGAGCCGTGGGCTTGGCTGCCCCGCGAGTTGTTGAAAAGCGACGCATGGCGGTCAGCCGGGGTCAATACACTCCGGTTCGTCTTCCTCCTGATGGTCGAGCACATGAGCCACGGCGGCCGAAAGAACGGTCTGCTCAGGGCGACCCGCTGCCAGCAGCAGGCATACGGCATACACAGGCGCTACACGACGGGCGCCATCGTCGAAGCCGAAAAGCTTGGACTAGTCGATTGCCGCCGCGGCGGCCAGCGTGTCGCGACATTGTACGCGCTGACCTGGCTTCCGCTGCATGACGGTACGTCAGCGGCAAACCGATGGCGTGATTATCGAAGCTGCCAGCCCTCGGTTTCGTCCCCAAGGTCTCGCGGCCGTGCGGGGCGGCGGCTGAGCGGCAATGGCGTAGACGCCAGCGGAATGACGTCGCGCGCCGCAATCGATGCTTTGAAGGAGGTCCCATAGTGAATTTCGTTAAGGGCAAGATTGTTGTCGATGCCGAGATTAGCGGGGACTGCCGCATTTATCGCCCGGCTTCCGTTCGTATGAAAAGCCTCGCCCGGATCGGGCAAGACGGGTCAACACTAATGGGTGATTTGAATGAACCGAGATAGTGCGGACCGGATGATTGCGTCGGTGCCGATAGTCAAGATCCGCGTCGACGAGAGATCGCGCGCATTGGACGAAGAGGCGATGGTCTCGCTGATCGAGAGCATCAATGTCATTGGCCTGCGAACGCCGATATCGGTCCAGATCGACCCGTCGAGTCACGATGAATGCTATCTGCTTGTGGCCGGGTTACACCGGCTAGAGGCATGCCGTCGCCTTGGCATGGCATATATCGACGCCCGGATCACTGATCTCGACGAGACCGAGCGCCGTCTCTGGGAAATATCGGAAAACCTGCATCGTGCCGAACTGTCGGCATTGGAGCGGTCCGAGCATATTGCCGAGTGGGCGAGACTCGCGGAAGAACGCAGATGTTTTCAATCGGCGCAAATTGAGCCGATTGAAAGTAAGCGGGAGGACGGGCGGGGCCATCGCCACGAAAGCGGCATCAATGCCGCAGCACGCGAGCTCAACATCGGCCGTACCGAGGCGCAGCGCGCTACCAGGATCGCCGGCCTAACTCCTGCAGCCAAAGCTGAGGCGCGGGCCCTTGGGCTTGACGATAACCAATCGACGTTGCTCAAGGCGGCCAAGGTCCCGAGCAAGGAAGCCCAAATTCGCGCTCTCCGTGAAGATGCGGCTCGCAAGGCGGCCGGTCGTGATCCCGCTAGTACTTCAGAAGCGCACCTAGAGACAGCTATGAGCGCCGTGAGGCGGCTGTCGCAAAATGAGCTTGCTGCATTTGCTGAGTGGTTCAACACCTTTCGCTTGGAGCGTGCGGAGGGAACGTCAGGCGACACAGCTCTACCGCATTGGACGATGCGGATATGACGCCGCAGCAAAAATCTGTCCTACAAATGTGTCCCAGAGCTTCCCGGAATCTGTCCTACAAATGTACGTAGCAGATTCAAAAAATCTGCCCTACAAATGTAGCCCAGAACTGTCCTACAAATGTAGGCCAGATTCCCCGAGAGCCGCAGAAATCCGCTGGGCTACATTTGTAGCCCCCTTATAAGAAAAGATCTTACCAGGGGGTTCTAACTGGGTGCGGCAAGAACAAAGGCAGCCAACGGTGGCATTGCGTCCGGGTCGAGACGGCGCAATATACCCTGCCATTGCTGTTTGGCAATCAAGGCAGATCATGGCCAACGGTCACGGTGGTAAGCGTGAGGGTGCCGGACGAAAGCCGGGCAGCCCGACTAAGCGAAGGCGAGAGATCATCGACGAGGCGGCCAAGGACGGCATCACGCCGCTGGAGGTGCAGCTGCGAACCATGCGAGCGCTGTGGGACGCCGCGAATAGTGGACCGACCCTGGATATCGAGAAGGCTACGGCGGCGTGTGCGATCGCCAAAGATGCTGCGCCATATTTGCACCCGCGATTGTCGAATGTGGAGGCGAGGCTCGACCTCTCCGGGCATGAGCAGGCCCTTGCCGAGCTCGAGGCGCTGGAGAGGGCCCTGCGTACTCCGGACACCTTGCCGCGGCTGAACTGAAGCTGTCATGGCGCTATCCGAGCGTGAACGCGCGATCCGGCTTCGGCTAAAGGCCGACCTCGAACATTACGCGATGGCCTGTCTGAAGATTCGCACCAAGGCCGGCACGATCGAGCCGCTGATCTTCAACCGAATGCAGTGCTATCTGCACGCCAAGATCGAGGATCACGCGCGCCGTTCCGGCCGGGTGCGGATGCTGATCCTCAAGGCACGGCAGCAGGGCTGCTCGACCTATGTCGGCGCTCGGTTCTACCACAAGGCCACTCATGCTCGCGGCCAGCAGGTGTTCATCCTGACGCACGAGCAAGACGCAACCGACAACCTGTTCGATATGGCGGTGCGGTTTCACGAGCATTGTCCGTCGCTGGTAAAGCCACACACGGGGGCGAGCAACGCAAAGGAGCTCGCGTTCGACGTGCTCGACAGCGGTTACTCGGTGGGTACCGCCGGCTCCAAGGCGGTCGGCCGCTCGAAGACACTGCAATTGTTTTTGGGCAGCGAGGTCGCGCATTGGCCGAACGCGGCAAGCCATTTTGCCGGTGTCATGCAGGCGGTGCCCGATCTGCCGGGGACAGAGATCATCCTGGAGTCGACCGGCCACGGCCCGGGCGGGGAATTTCACGAGCGCTATCAGCAGGCGGAAGCGGGGATCGGCGATTTCGAGGCGATCTTCGTGCCGTGGTACTGGTCAGATGAGTATCAACGGCAAGTGCCGCCCGATTTCGCCATAACCGATGACGAGCAGGAGGAATCGAGGCTATACGGGTTGTCATTGGAACAGCTGGCTTGGCGTCGCGCGAAGATCGACGAGCTGCGCGACCCGAGGCTGTTCAAGCAGGAGTACCCCGGCACCGCAGCCGAGGCGTTCCAGTTCAGCGGTCACGACTCGTTTATCAAGCCGGACGAAATCATGCGGGCCCGCAAGGGGAATTGCGAGGCCATCGGACCGCTGGTCATTGGCGCGGATCCGGCGCGGTTTGGTGACGACCGCTTTTCGCTTGCGTGGCGTCAGGGCCGGAAGGTCAGCAAGATCGAGAACCGCACCAAGGTCGGGACTGTCGAGGGTGCGAACTGGCTCAAGCAGGTGATCGATGTCGACAAGCCGGCACGGGTGTTTATCGACCTTGGCGGCGTTGGAGCCGGCACGTTCGACATCTTGCAGAGCTGGGGCGGGCCGTACGACAAGATCGTCGTCGGTGTGAATTTCGGTGGCGAGCCACAAGAGCCGGTCAGGTATCTGAAAGACGGCACCAAAGAGCCGGGGCCGCGCAATCGCCGCGCGGAAATGTGGGCTCGCTCGAGGGAGTGGCTCGTTGGCCCAGGAGGCGCCGATATCCCCGATCTGGATTCTCTACACGCAGACGCGTGTGGCCCGAGCTACAGCTACGACATGAATCAGAGGCTGTTGCTCGAATCGAAGGAGCACATGCGGGCTCGGGGTATCCGGAGCCCGGATGAGTGGGA